AAGGTGCTTCTACCACCATAAGACCGCCGAGGCGGTCAAAGGGGGCCTGTGGCTATGTCCTTCAAGCGGCGCGTTCAGTCCGGAAGGCTGCGTCGCCGTCCAGCCGCTTGGTGAGGAACTCTCTGGCGGTCTTGAACTCGTCGCCAATAAAGCCCAGGCGGAGGAGCCAAGTTCTCATGGCGTATTTGGGGTTTTCGTTCTGCTGGGGCTTGGGGCTGGCGGTGCGGACTTCCTTGGCCATCTGGCTCAAGGCCAGGCAAAGCTGAATGTAGCTCTTGAGCTGGCCTGCGTGGAGGCCACCCTTGCGTTCTGCGCTGGGTTCGTCGAACTGGAAGAGGCGGAACTCGACCGTGCCTTTGGTGAAGGTAGCGTGGAGGTTCAGCATATGGTAGCGGCTGTCGTTGTAGTGCTGGGATCTGCCGTAGGATGCGTCGTGGCTGGTGTACCAAACATCGGCAAGGTCTGCCATGGTGGCGGGCTTCTTGCGGTTGATCTGGGTAAGGAATCTCTCGTCAACCATGCGGCAGTAGCGGCGGACGCGGTAGTCGTCCAGGTTGAGGGCACTCTTGAGTAGGCTTTCGTGGCTGGCCATAATGTTGACCAGGTTGCGAAGGGTCTGGGGCGTGTGTCCTTTGGCGCCGATGTGAATGTGAACGCCGCAGCCTCTGGAGGCGTCGCTCTTTGCTCCAGCCTTGCGGAGCTTCCGGATCAGCTCCTGCAAGGTGTCCATGTCTGCGTAGGTAAGGATCGGAGTGACCAGCTCGCACTTTTCGCTGTCGGGGCCGCTGATGCTGACATCCTTCTGGAATTTCCATTCCCGGCCTTGGGCATCCCAAGCGCTCCAGGTGCTGTAACCGTTGCGGTGGGCGGTGTTTTCATAGCGGCGGGTGCCGAAATGCTCAGCGGCGACTCTTGCAGCCTTGCTGCGGTCGATGTTGTTCATCTCAACCTCAACGCCGATGGTCTGCTTCTTCATTTCCTCGATCTGTCTTGCTACCTTTGCGTTCATTTTGTGTACCTCCGTTGTGTTTTTTGGGTGTGTTTCCCTTTTGGTAGTACACATATTCGCTCTACTTCACCGATATAGCAAGTTATATCTGAGTCATAAAATACACAATGTTTTGCCAGTAATTTCGGGTAAAAAGTGTACTTTATTCAGGCTTTTTCGGAAGACCTGTCGCTGCGGCAAGCAACTGCATTCCAAGCCGAACTCCGACCTTGAAGCGATCCAGCTGGACCAGCATTTCCAGATCCGCCCGGCAAACCTTATAAAGATTCAGCAGCTCGATTAGCTCCGGTGAGGCCTGGGTTTGGATCTGACTCCAAAGGTCGCTGAGCTTGTGGTTTAGCTCCCGAAAGGTCTCGATGTCCTCGACATAGTCATCGAATGGGCTGATCTGTCCGTAAAACAGTCGATCCAGAATGTCATCGGTCATTCTTCATCCACCTTTCTGCAAGCGTCCTCGCCATAGGCTACACCCAGGCGGGAACCGCAGTCCCAATCAACGTGGATCGTACCGATATCATCGACCCAGCGCACGGTTCCTTTGCAGCCGGGAGTCAACTTGCGATTGTAGGGATCGTCCATGTGGACAAGCTCTACCCGGCTGCCAACGGGGTATTGCTCACGAAGCCGGCGAACGGTTTCCTCGCTAATTCCGAACATTATTCCTGCACCTCCTTTTGCTGGCCAGCCTTAAAGGCGGAGCTGCCAGAGAGGTTTCGGAGCAGGATCTTTCTTTCGGCCTTGAACTCGGCACCAATGAAACCCAGGCGGAGAAGGAAGCACCGGAAAGCGTACTTATCATTGTCCGTGGGAGTCTCCTTGGAAGTGACCCGCTTTTGATTACGAGCCATGTCACAAAGCCTGCAGATGAATTCGTTGTACGCTTTCAGGTCATCTGCATCGGGGGTGTTCTGGAACCAAGGGAAGGATACCTTGGGATCAGAAACTTCAAGGGGCAATTCATCAATGGCCAGGGCTTTGCGGATCAAATGACCTTTGGCTTCCAGGATGCTCTTCAGATTGTCGATGGCCGTCTCGGTGAAAAGGCTGCGAGGAAAGCTAACGCAAATGCTGACCGGCTCCTCGACAACCGGCTCGGGCTGGGGATTGTTGTAAGCGGCCTCTTCGCAGTGGAAACCCTCTGTGGTGAGGAAGGCTACCAGCTGATCCACATAGTCCGGGTCGGCGGCATCGCTGCAATGGATGGTTCCTTCCCGGTCAATCGTGAAGCAGTCAACTTCGTAGTTGAAGGTAGGCGCTCCGCAGTAATGGATGGGTGCATCCAGCATTCTGGAAATGGCCTTCACCAGTTCCTTTCGATCTGCACCCTGGGCAGCGGTTTTAATTGTCATGGTGGTGACCTCCTTGTTTTTGGGTAGTCACATATTCGCTCTGAAGGCCCAGAATAGCAAGTTGTTTCTCTCACATAGAATGTAGAATACCAGGCGAGCTTATTGTGTATAGAACACAATACCGGCAAGGACGAAAAAGACGCAGGGCAAGGCGACGCCGTTACCCCACATTTTGTATTCAGCAGCATCAGAGTGCGGATCGGCCAGCCACTTGCGGAGCTGCTTCTCTGTCTTCGGCTTGGTGTCGGGAGAGACAATCTTTCGGTGCGTTTCCCAGACTTCTGCCCAGAAGGAAAGTTCCTCGTCGGAGGGATCGGGATCAGCCAGACCAGAACACCACCAGTCTGGAAATCCCTGCAAACGAGCGCATTCTGTTGGTGTGAGGCGCCTCACCGTATATCCACGCTGTACTGCACCGGGGCCTTTGGCTACAAGGGTCGGCTGCAGTTCTTCTGTAAATGTGGGATCATACTTAGCGTTCTTGCCTTGGTTAAAGGTATCTCTGCCGATCCCAAAACAGACGGCTGTCGGGTCTTTATAATCCCGTGCCAATACAGTAGGTGCCATTTCTTCCGAGCATTGGGTGAAGCTTCCGGTGGTCAGAGAATAAGCAGGACATTTCACCACTGCGATCCCACCCTGGTTGCAGGCTGGATTTCCACCAGAGGTATCTACGGTTCGAGCGACATCCGCTTCATAAAACCCAACACTCGGGTTGGAGGACAGCATACCCTCGGAGTTGTATCCGCTGATCCCATACGGCTTTACCACAAAAGGTTGATTGTTGCCGCCAGTGCCAAACTGCCTGGAAATAGTCGGTGCAACATCAACTGGGCCAGTAAAACGAGTATCCTGGCTGTGGTTTTCAAATACAGCATCCATGACAACAGGAGGATGGTGAGCTTCTGCCCGGAGGGTGCAAGTAACTTCGTGGGTCACATCCATGCGGTTGCCGCCCTGGTCATTCAGAACGACACCGTTTCTCCCGGTAGACATTCCGCAGTTCACTCCAAGGGTAGATGCGGTATGAGAAATGGTGCCGTTGTACCCGTCTATGCCAAGGCCTGACGTTCCAGCGCAATTCTCAACACCTCCGGTAGATCTTTGCCACGAGCGGAAGCCCTCCGCAGAATACCTTGACAGGCCTTCGGACTCAAATAATCCTTTTCCTGCACATTGGGCTGCAAGATCGCCGATAAGGTAGATGCGTTTTCTTCGTTGGGGCAAGCCCCAGTATTGAGCATCGATAACTCTGTACGCAACACTCCATCTGTCTCCCAGATATATGTCGGCGTTGGGCCATCGATTTTTCTCAGGTAAAGGCACCTGGGTCCCCGGTTCAACGATGCCGATGACGGCTTCGAGGACGGCCTGGAAGTCGCGTCCGGAATTCGAGGAGAAGGCGCCAGGGACATTTTCCCAGCAAATCCAGCGGGGATACTTGCCATTGGTGGCACACCTCATTTCTTTGATAATACGGATGGCCTGGAAAAACAAACTGGATTGTTTTCCTTCAAGGCCCTCTCTGCGGCCAGCTACGGAAAGGTTAGTGCAGGGAGAGCCGAACGTAATAATATCCACAGGCTCGATCTTGCCGCCATCCATGGCCGAGATGTCGCCGTAGTGCTTCATGTTGGGGAACCGCTTGGTGGTCACACGAATGGGAAACGGTTCGATCTCCGATGCCCACAACGGTGTGATCCCAGCCAGGACGCCGCCCAAAGGAAAACCCCCGGAGCCATCGAAGAGGCTACCGAGGGTCAAAGTTGTATTTTCAGTCATTTGCAGTTACCTCAAAAAGGAATGATCTGCTGGTCGGGATCGGCGACCTCATCGTAACTGTAGGTCAGGCCATCACGGATTACAGATACACCATCGCTGGAGCCAACCTGCTCAATGTACCGCTTCACGATGACGTCGCAGAATTTTTCGTCCAACTCAATGGTGTAGCAAATGCGGTCGGTCTGCTCACAGGCGATGAGGGTACTGCCAGACCCGCCGAAGGGATCAAGCACAACCGCATTGCTCATGGTGGAATTCATAATCGGATAAGCCAGGAGCGGGATCGGCTTCATGGTAGGATGATCGCCGTTTTTCTTCGGCTTATCGAACTCCCAGATGGTGGTTTCCTTTCTTCCGGTATACCACTGGTGCTTGCCTTTCTTTTTCCATCCGAAGAGACAAGGCTCGTGCTGCCACTGATAAGGAGAGCGGCCCAGCACCAGAGACTGTTTCTTCCAGATGCAGCAACCAGAAAGAGTGAAGCCAGCGTCGGCAAAAGCTCGACGGAAGTTCAGACCCTCGGTATCCGCATGGAATACATAGATGGAAGCATCGTCGGCCATGGCAGCGTGCATCTGCGTGTAGGCATCCAAAAGGAACTGATAGAAGGCATCGTTTGCCATGTTGTCATTTTTGATTTTTCCAGCGGTGCCTTCATAGTTGACGTTATAAGGAGGATCGGTCAGCACCAGGTTTGCTTTAGTACCGCCCATGAGCAGCTCATAGGTTTCGGCCTTGGTGCTGTCACCGCAGACAAGACGGTGGCGGCCCAGCTGCCAGATGTCACCAGGTTTGGAGAAGCAAGGCTTTTCCAGTTCCGCCGCTACATCGAAATCATCTTCCTTCACGCCGTCTTTGATGCTGTCCTTGAAAAGGGCATCGATCTCCGCAGCTTCAAAACCAGTCAGAGATACATCAAAATCAGATCCCTGCAGGTCGGTGATCAGCAAGGCCAGCTTGTCAGTATCCCATTCGCCGGAGATCTTGTTCAGCGCGATATTCAGAGCCTTTTCTTTATCTTCGGGCAGCTCAATCACAACGCAGTCCACCTCGGTATGGCCCATGTCCTGGAGAACCTTCAAACGCTGATGGCCACCTACCACACGGCCAGTAGTCTTGTTCCAGATAACAGGCTCCACATAGCCAAACTGCTCGATGGAGCGTTTCAGCTTTTCGTACTCGGCATCGCCGGGCCGCAGATCTTTTCTGGGATTGTAGTCGGCGGGCAGAAGATCGGTGGTATTTTTCTTTTCGATTACCATACCAAACCCCACTCAGCGAACTTCTCGAAACCGCCAATGGCGTGGATGAAGCCTCTCGCTGTTTCCACGATTTCCTCGTAGGGAATGCCGTCGACAAACTCATCGCCGATGGCGCAGCACAGTTCCACAGGCTTCCCGGTTTCCTGGGCCTTGAGGAACGCATAGATGTTGACGCTGACATCGGCCTTGCTCAGATCCTTACCATGCAGACCACCGCCAGTAACAGAATCACCCATGTCGCTACCCAGCTTCCGGTTGGTGGCTCCGGTGTCAACATCGGTACCGCCGGTCCAGTCGCCTAGGGGATTGATCTCCGCCATCGGATAGGTTTTGCGGATCTCATCCGCACTTGCATTGCTCTGGCAAATGATGATGCGGTTGCCGTCCATGATGTACTTGCCGTCATAGGGATACTTACTGTAAAGATCCCAGGCAAAGTTACAAAGCCAGTGCTGTTCCCTTGTCATAGGAACACCACGGAAAATGCCGTTGTCACCGCAGCGGAACGATTCTTCCTGGTTCTTAGCCAGATGCTCATCCTGGGGAACGATGACCACATTGGGTCGGACATCCCCAGCGATCCGCTGAATGGCGGCTTTGATTTTACGAAGGTTCAGCACAGCGGAGGTTTCAATGATTGCATGGCAGACACCGTGGCCGAGCAGAACTTCTACTGCAATCTTGGGATCAATCTGGGTTTCATAAGCGATATCCACGATGGCGCCAGCAATGCGGTCAGCAAGTTTATCGGGATGCGCTGGATTTACCTTTTCAAACATAACATTATCCTTTCCTTGCACGAAGTAGTCTTTCCATAACATCGTCCTGGGGGTTGGGGCCGCTGTATTCAGCGGTGCAGTTCTCACGGACGATCTGGAAGATTTCTGACCACAGACGGTTCGCCTGGGTCATGTAGGTATTTGCGATTGCCACATAGGGCGATTGGATCGCAGCACCCGTAGTGGGGTGCTTTGCCAGAAAGCCTAGCTCGCTTGTGATGGATTCGCATTGTATCCATCTTGCGCTGGCCATGGCATAACGCTCAATGAGCTGGGGGTTGACGATAGATGAACACCCTCGCTCGTGGAGCCAGTTCCACGCTTTTTCATATAGCTCTGCTGCACAGAGGGTGGAACCATCTTTCTGCGTTGCGGAAAGGAACTCAGATGCTTTCGGCATTGCCTGGCCTTCCAGGTCAACCGCGCTGTCTTTGAAATCAATGACAGTCAGCGGCCTCTTGCCGGGATTTCCATCTGTAATTTTCTCCGCAACTGGCTTTTTAGGTCTGCCGCCAGAGCCGGGTTTGGGTCCTCTTTGGCCCATTTTTTACACACCTCCTTATGGCCGGGGCTATTCCCCCGAAAACTTATGCGATTTTGCGCACGTGACCCCAGGCCCGTTGCACGGCGCGAAAGCTGTAGAGATTTGATATCCCCTACCGGGGGAGGTTGCGCACCAAAATGTAAGCGCATCCTCTCAATGATTGTGCCAGCGATCACCGCGTTCTGCGTGGAGTCTGGCGTGGCAGGATTTACACAGAGCAAGCAGATTATCTGTTGCGTGAGTACCTCCTTCTGACAGCGGCAGCTTGTGGTGGATCTCTTCTGTGGGCGTCAGCTTTCCGTCCTGTTGGCACAGCTCACACAGAGGGTGTGCCTGTGCATAGCGGTCACGAATGCGTTTCCATGCTCTGCCGTATCTGCGGTGTACAGCCGGATCACGGTTGTACTTCTCGTAGCGTTGTGCTTCCTTTTTGGCGTGAGCTTCACAAAATCTTCCATGGGTTAGCTCTGGACAGCCAGGGTAAGAGCATGGGCGTTTGGGTTTACTGGGCACGTTTGTCCTCCTTTCTTCGTCGGTGTTGGAACTTGTAGCGGAGGATGTACCACACCTGCTCCAAATAAGAAACCTTGCGGTATCCCAGGGGGAACACCTCCTTTGGGCATAGAAAAAGCCCCATGAGATTGCTCTCATGAGGCAGTTCCATTACTTCTCGGCAATTATAATGATATCACAGGGGCAAGGTATCATTCCATACCATTAGGTATCATGATTGCGTACCGTCTGAATTACTGCCAGGGCTGCGTTGTGGAGGCGGTACAGGTGGTGGATGCTGTAGCCCATTTCCACAGCAATCTGCTCCCAGGTTTTGAAGCACAGATACCGAAGCTCCAGAAGGGTCTGATATTCAGGGTTTTCCACGGATTTGATTATTGCTACCATCTCACGCTTCAGATCCACCAGCTGGTCAATATCGGCATTGATTTCATTCTCCAAATCAATGATTTTTCCGATAATGTCCTGCATCCGGTAGACATTGCGGCTACCACCGCCGGGCATATCGCTCATGGTTGCGGTTGCCTTTGTGGTCAGGTCCCGAAGGGAGAGAACCTGCTCCAGCTTGCTATTGATGCGCTGATCCAGGCGGTATGCCTGGCCAAGATATTCTTTTGCAGTCATATTCATACCTCCAGATTTGCCTTAACGGCATCGATAAGGGCGGATTGTGTTTTTTCTTTCTTGCGAAGGGCGGACATGATCCGCTCGTCAATTGTGTCAGCTGCGATGATATGGTGGATGATCACAGTATCGGCCTTCTGGCCTTGCCGCCACAATCTGGCGTTTGCCTGCTGATAAAGCTCCAGGCTCCAAGTAAGGCCGAACCAAACGAAAGTGGAACCTCCGGCTTGAAGGTTGAGGCCATGACCGGCAGAAGCTGGGTGGATTACAGCAACCGGGATTTTTCCAGCATTCCAATCTGCGATATCCTTGGAAGTGGAAATCTCTCGTACAGAGAATCGCTTCTTGATCCGCTCCAGATCGTGCTTGAACCAATATGCCACCAGGAGAGGCTTGCCATTGGCGGCTTCGATCAGATCCTCCAGTGCATCCAGCTTTCGGTTATGAAGTTCCAGGTAGTGCCGATCTTCGCTGTATACGGCACCGTTGGCCATTTGGGACAGCTTGTTCGCCAGAGCGGCGGCGTTTCCAGCATCAATTTCCTCGTTGCCCAAGGAAAGCACCATATCGGCCTTCATGGTGTCGTATGCCTTTTTCTCTTTTTCAGAAAGGGCAACTTTCACCTCGTTGATCACGCATTCTGGCATATTCAAATGATCCACGGCCTTCATGGAAATGGTGATATCAGAGATTTGGCGGTATATGGCATCCTCCGCACCCGGGAGAGGCTTATAGGAGAAAACCACCTGGCCATTTCGCTTGTCTGGCTGAAAGTAGCCATTGCGGAAGTGGGTAATGTAGCGACCAAGCCGCTGGCCCATGTCCAGCAACCGGAACTGCGCCCAGAGATCCATGAGGCCGTTGGAGGAGGGGGTGCCAGTGAGGCCAACCATGCGTTTGACGGTAGGCCGTACCTTGAGGAGGCTGCGGAACCGTTTTGCCTGATATGACTTGAAGGAAGAGAGTTCGTCGATGACTACCATATCGTAGTCAAACGGCAGACCGCTTTCTTCTACCAGCCATTGGACATTTTCTCGGTTGATGATGTACAGAAACACTCGCTGCTGAAGGGCAGCTTTCCGCTCAAGTTCTGTACCTACTGCTACAGAGTAGGACAGGCCTTTGAGGTGATCCCACTTCTGAATTTCGGTAGGCCATGTGTCTCTGGCAACACGCAGCGGTGCGATGACCAGAACCTTGCGAACAGAAAAGTAGTCCAGGCAGAGATCATAGATGGCCGACAGCGTGATGACGCTTTTGCCCAAACCCATGTCCAGGAACACAGCTGCCACAGGATGCTCCAGTATGAAATTGGTGGCATACGCCTGGTAATCATGAGGCTTGTATTTCATGGATGATCCCTCCAATCTGTTCTGGGCCATCAATGCAGTAAACCAAAAAGCCAAGTGCTTCTAACTGCCTTTTTCGCTTTACTTGCAGTGGCCGTAGTTCTTTGCCGGGAGCCTTCAACTCAATGAAGGCCATTTTGCCGCCGGGCAGGAGTACCAGACGATCTGGCACTCCATCTAAGCCTGGGCTTATGAACTTTGGTGCAAGGCCGCCCATTGATTTGACAGCCTTGACCAGTTTCGCTTCTACAGTTTTTTCTTTCATGAAAACTCCTTGTTTCCAATTGCCGTTGCCGATGGAGGCTCAGCCTTTTTTCGTATATGTGCGTATATGCGTTGCGTTCGGCCTCTTTTTTCTTTACCCACAATCTTTAAGTAGGTAATCGGCAACATCGGCAACACACCACAAAAGTGACCTACCGGTAATGGTTTGGGGTGTTTCCAGTGGTGTTGCCCATCGCCCCCATCGGCAACCACTGGAAACGCTGTGGTATTGCCAATCATGTGGCATCGGCAACTCGGACATATGCCTTTTGGACACCGTAGCCGGGGATGCGGAGTTTGCCAGCAGCATTGCCGCCGTATTTCTTCCAGCCGCCCAACTTGAAGAGGATGCCCTCGATCTCATAAGAGTCTGTTTTCTTCATGGCCTCACGAGGCTTACCGAAGCACTCGCACCATACTTCCATGGCACAAACCCGCTCCCGGCGCACGGTGCCGACAGCCTTGTTGTCACCAAACTCGTCACCGTTAAGGAAATTACGGCGGCGGAACAGATCGTAGGTCTCCCAGTCAGCGGGCAACAGCTGGTCAAGGTATTCCTGGACGATACCTTCACGGGCATCGGTTTCCATGGCGTCTCTCTGCTGTGCATAGGCGGCTGCGGCAATATCGCCTTTGAGGAACAGCTCCTCGCCCTGCTTGTAGTATTCAATTGCTTCTGCCCAGACCTGATCCGGGCAATCCAGTTCCCAAGGGTGATGCTTTCCGTGGCCAGATACATTGACAGGCCAGAAACGACGGTTGCCAGTAATGTCGCGAAGGAAGCCGCCATCGCTGTTGGTGGTACCAACGATCACGCAGGATCGGGGATGGCTTTCAACGGTGGTGCCGTAGGTGTGGCGGTACTTATCATCGGTGCGGGTGATGAAGGATTTGACAACCTCCACATCCACCTTTTTCATGCCGGTCAGCTCAGACAACTCCAAAATCCAGTAGCCTTGGAGCTTTTCAGGAGCGGTTTTATCTTTCATATCGGAGATGGACAGGGAGTCAGAAAACCACTCCTTACCCAGAATGGCAAACAGCGTGGACTTGCCCATGCCTTGTTCGCCGTTCAGAACCAGGATGGAGTCAAATTTCTTTCCCGGCTCATAAATCCGGGCCACGGCAGCAACCAGCGTCTTTCGAGTGACTGCCCGGACATAAGGTGTATCTTCTGCACCCAGGTAATCCACCAGCAGCGTGTCCAGTCTGGGAACACCGTCCCAGGATAAGGTGGCCAGGTATTCTTTGATGGGGTGGTACAGCCGCTCGGCAGAGGTTACAGCCAGCAGAGCATCTTTGAACTTTGTGGGGGACCAGATACCATAGGTCTTTTCAAAATACAGCTTTGCGCAGGCTACATCGGTATCGCTCCAGCCGGGCTTGACCTGGGGCCAAGGAAGTTTTCCGGTAACATCCAGCATACTTTTGAACTGGTTAAATACGATATTTTGCAAATTGGGGTCGTGGCGGAGGATGATGCAGATGTTGGTCAGTGTATCTCGAACAGAGCCGGTCCGATCCAGCTCCAGCTGATTCTGCCAATCTTCATCGGTAAAGTCTGTGCTGGCCTGGGACATACGATCTTCTGCAAAGACTGCCTTGACCCGGTCATCCTTGAGCGCTAGTTCGGTCATTGCGGAATAGGAGGGGAGCTTGTTGATCGGTGTGTCGGCAGCGGTCTTGTCGTCCAGATCCCGGAAACGGTGGACTCGGACAATATCAAAAGCATTCAGCAGCTTGCCGCAAGCGGGGTCCGTGGCGTGATGGCTGTATGCGAACTTCCCGTCGTACAGGACAACACCGGCACTACTATCGGCAGGAATGTAGTCGTAACGACCATTCATGGCGGAGGGAGCGTAGATGTCAGACAGAAAGGTATCAATTGCCTCTTCAATGGTGTAGGCCCGGCAGAACGCACCCACAACACCGGGTTTTGTCAGCGGATCTGCCTGCTGAGAGATGCTGCGGCGGACAGCTTCAGACTGTCGGCTGGAGACAGGCCATGTAGATGCATCTCGCCAGTCAGCATATCTGGACAGATACTCATCCGGGTCCAGATCAACGCCGTCCTTGGTCTTGAAGAAGAATTCTCCGTTGGCGGAGGTGGAGGGCCAGTACATGAGGCGGCAGGCTTCATAGGTGGTATCGTCAAAGAGATCAATGCCGATCTCCTTGGCCACCATCCGGGCGACGGGAGCGTATTCTTCTTCAGAGATTTCTCTGGACAGAGGGATGATCATACGCAGCCGGGGGTGTTCGGGGGTATGCTTATGCGTGGAATAAACACAGCATTTGAAATCGTGGAGCAGCTCGACGGTGGCCCAAATATCGGGGCTGCCGTAGTCCATATCCAGCGTCAGCATGGAACGGCACAGCACCATGCCATTCTTACGACGGCCTTCCCGGAGCGCACCGCCAACGAAGCCACCCACATCCTTGATGGAGTCCTGGCTTCCTTTTTTCAGTTTCCGGTACTCCTCTACAGTTTCTGTGGTGCGAATGGTAACGCTGACTTTCTGGCACAGCTCCTTCCAGGAGATTTCCCGGTTCTTCCACTTCTTGTCCATGCGGCTATTGCCAACTGCGATCTTCATGCGTAAGTAACCTCCTTGCAAGCGGTGGTGAAATAACGGATGGGCTGACCTTTGCGCTTGGCCTTTTCAATCTCCACGCTCATTCCTTTGGAAATGGTGTCGCCGAACACCCAAAGCTCTGCGCATTTGGAGAGGAGTACGATATCCATGAAAAGGGCAAGATTGCGTTCCTTTGGAATATGTTCATCCATGAACTGGGTAAAGTAGATATGGGGTGCGATGGGAATGTATCCAGAATCAACGGCGAAGCGGCAGTAGGATCGTGCGGCTGCCTGGTTGCGCTCCAGATCCCCGGACAGAGGCGAACAGATATACACGATGGGACGATAAGCACGCGCGGCCTTTGCTTCCCGTTCAATGTTAGAAAGGGCCTCATAGGCTGTGGGATCGTAGTAACCTTCGGAGTTACGCATATTAACACCCATTGCTGCCACCTCCGTAATACAGATCGATCAGATCGTGCCGGTCCTGGGCAATCAGCCGCGCCATCACGGCGGCGCACTCCTTGTCGTTCTGCTCCTTGGTTTTGAAGAAAGGACAGGCCTTTTCTCCAAAGTGGGTGGATTTCAAAATACGGCAGACGCCGTCCTTACACCCGGCACAAGTGGAACGATGGCACTTCGTTACAGCCTTCTTTTTGCGATTTTCACGCTGGCGCTCTCTATTTCTCATGGGGAAAACCTCCTAGTCTTTTTTATAAAAATCGCAGATATATCCGTCTGCTCGGAGCAGCAGCCCGCTGGCCCATGTGGGAGTTTGTCCCATAACCTCGCAGATTTCCTCTAGGGAGGTATCCGCCGGGGCCTCAATGACTGCTTCATCATGTACGTGCATCACGATTTTGTATCCGTGTGCATCAAGGCGGAGCATTGCTTCTGCCAAAATATCTCTTGCTGTGGCCTGGACGATGTTTTCCACGAACTTGGGACCGTAGCTTTCCAGACGCAGCCATTTCTTTTGCTCACCAACGCCCTCAAAAGTAACAGACTCATTTCCGTATCGGTTAAGGCCGATCCGGGGCTTCACATACACCAACCGTCTGCCAGACGGAAGGACGATGAACATCATGCCGCTCTGGTAAATGAAGCGGATACCACGACATTCTGTGGTGGTTCGCTCTTTCACGCAGGTGGAAGCAGCACGGTCGATGTCCCACCAAAGACGGACAATATTGGGGTTGGCTTGCCGCCAAGCATCCACCAGAGGTTTGAGTTCCTCTTCGGGGACACCCATATTCAAGGCACCCATGGCCTTTAGTGCGCCGACAGAGCCGCCGTAGCCCAAAGCCAGCTCGGCGATCTTGCCTTTTTGGCGGAGGTGGCCATTCACGCCATGTTTTTCAACAGGAACATGGAACATCTGGCTTGCGGAAGCGCAGTAGATATCGCCGCCACTGGCAAATACATCCTGCCGCCAGTTTTCTCCGGCGATCCAGGCAATGACTCTGGCCTCGATGGCTGAAAAGTCGGCCACAAAGAAACGGCAACCTGGTCTGGGAATAAATGCGGTGCGGATCAGCTCGGAAAGTACCAAGGGAACGGAATCATATAACATTTCCACTGTATCGAACTGGCCCGAGCGGATCAGAGATCTAACGGTCTCCAGATCGGGCAAGTGATTCTGAGGTAAGTTCTGAACTTGGATCAGTCGGCCAGCATAGCGCCCGGTACGGTTGGCACCATAGAACTGAATAAGGCCTCTTGCGCGGTTATCTGTACCGACCACAGCTTCCATGGCGGTGTATTTCTTAACGCTGCTTTTGGCGAGTTCCTGTCTGAGCGACAGGGCAAGTTCGACCTCGCCATCGGCTTCTTCCAGCATTTGAATGACCGCAGCCTTAGACAGAGACTCAGCTTCAACGCCCCTTTCGGCCAGCCATTCCTTGAGCTGTGCTGGACTATTGGGGTTTTCCAGACCAGTAACAGAACGGGCTTGGTCCATATGGGTGCGTTTGAACTGATCGTCACAGGCAATGGCCTGCTGAACCATCGTCATGTCCAGCATGATGCCCCGGTCATTGATCTGCTGATCCAGGTGATAATTTCTCCATTCGGAATCATCTACGGGGAATTTGGACAGCTTGTCCTGTATGGCCATTTCGGTTTCTACATCTCGGAGGTTGTAGGCTTTGAAGGTTTCCCACTTTTCCGGTGCGTCTGAGGGCAAGTGTCTGAAAGTAGTGCCATCCTTTGCCTTGGCTGGGGTGCAGAAATAACGGATGAGATCCTTACCCTCCTTCAGCTTCTGCTTCTCCAGGCCGAGAACAGCACCTACTCCTTCCAGAGAGAGCGGAAGACCCAATGTGGCGGACCAGACCATGGTGCATCGCCAAGAGGCTGGATCGATATAAGTCCCGACAGAACCGCCCAGATACTTGGAAAGACATACACGCTCGAACTGCGCATTAAAGGCCCACTTGATAACGGAGTTGTCTACGAGGGCACAGATGATTTCGTCTGGAATGGTTTCTCCGCAGGCCAGATCCACTACTTGCACCGGACCACCGTCCACAGAATATCCGAACAGCAGCACTTCAAAATCTGGCGACTGACAGTAGCGATACACACCACACTTGGCTAGGTTCTCTGAAGAAAAAGTCTCAATATCGATTGATAGGTATTTCATACTGTCTCCTTCTGGGGAAGGGTGGCAGAGGTTTCCCTCCACCACCCGGGATACGGTTATCTCAGATCGGCCATGCGCTTTTCGTGATATTCCTGGTCACGCTGGGCTCTGGCTTCTTCACGCTTTTCCTGCTTGCGATCATGGATGATGTTCAGGATGAAGGCGATTACCAGAATCACGCTCCCGATGACCCAAACGGCCAGGAGCAGGGCGGCTAACAGATTCAGAATGAACTCCATAATTCAGCCCTCCTTTACGCCAGGAAATCGTCATCCAGATCGGTGGCGAAATCGTCAGCAGCAGAGGACTTGCCACCCAGAGGCTCACCGTCACGAACCTTCTGGATGTTGCCCAGACCGCAGGCGATGCCGCGGTTGCCGTTGGAGTTGAAGGCATAGAAATTGATGGATACACGGGCGTAGCAACCGGAGTAGACTTCGCTGCGGTCCAGAATGGGCTGCACGCTGCGATCCACAATCTGAGGTGCCGTGGTGCTGTTGGCGTTGATGAAGTAGGAGCCGGCATAGGCCTCGTCATCACGTTCCACATCGCCGTCCCGGAGGGGCAGCTTCAGAGCGGCCTTGTTGGGGATCTTGCCGCCGAACTTGGCAGCACCTTCCTTGATGGCGGTGTCCACAGCGGCGTTGATGGCGGCGATGGTCTTGGTGTCGCTCTTGGGAATGATCAGGGAGACACTGTATTTGGGGTTGCTGCCATTGATGCTGGCGGGTTCCCAGATGTTTGCGTAGGACAGGCGGACGATGCCGGTGACGACTTTGGTGGTAGATTTCTGAGTAGACATATTGTTAATCCTCCGTAATGTCAGTAAATTCAAGATTTGCACCTGTGTGGATGGCCGGACGCTTATCAGATGCGGGAACAAGGGTCGGCTTGCCTTGGGGCTTTACTACCAAGCTACCAAGGACTTCAGAGAAGGTTTTCTTGCCCATGAGCTTTTCCATTTCAGTGATGGGAATAAGGCTCTTGCGGAAAATGTCACGGTACCCGGCGGCGGTGGCGGCGGCTACTACAGCATCTTCGTCGCTGTATTTGCGGACGCTCCGGCCCGCGACCAGCTTGAACCCATTCCATTGCTTGCCGTGGTTAATGGCGGCGTCCTGGGCATAAGCGGCGATCTCGTTGGCCCATTTGGTTAGGTCATCCAGCCGGGAGAGGATATCTTCGATCTCCTCATCGGTGAGGAGCGGCGGCTTGGCGAACTCATACTGGGCCAGGGCCAGCTTTTCTTCGGCTCTGGCACGGCACTTTACCGCTGCTTTGCAGAAGGTACACCAGGGGCCGGGAACAAACTCTCCTTCACCCTTAAAGGCCAGCTCGGCTTTGGGGCGGAGTGTCTGTTCTGCCCATTCTTCCAGTTCAGATACAGAGATGGTCCAGGTGGACACGTTCTCTCGCCGGGGCTGGAAGATGCTCATGGAAATGGTGTCGATGTCATAAAGCGCGTCGAAGAGCCGAAGGGCGCCCAATGCGTACAGCATCATTTGGGGATTGTCTTCTGCTTCCACCAGAACCCCAAGGCCATACTTGAAATCGATGATATGAAGCAGCTTGTCCGCAACGATGAGGCAGTCGCCAGTTCCGAAACCGTCCGGGACATAGCAGGAAAAATCCAGCCGCTGTTCGATGAGGACAAAGGGATCGGCGCAATGCTGCTTGGCAACTTCGATTTGCTCCAGAACAAATTCCACATAGCTGTCGGTATACATCTCCATTTCATCGGAGTCATACTTGCTGGTGGGTCTGGTGGAGCGCATCTTCAGCGCCTTTCGGAGTTTGTGTTCGCAGAGGGCGTGGGCAGCAGATCCTTCTGCGGCGGCTTCCGAGCTACGGTCGGCGAACTCCCGCTCCAGTTGGGCAGAGGGGTTGCAGTTCATCCAACGATGGGCCGAGGAAGCAGAGAGCTTAGCGTGTTTCTCAGGTGGCATCGGGCAATTCCTCCGCATCCTTCTGCAACGCAGGATAGTGCTTGGGGTCGATATCGCTGAACTTCTTGCCGCCATATTTGCGAACCAGTGCCTGGACAGCGTCGCGGTGGCCAGCTAGGCTCTTTTCGCCCAGGAACGCTCTCAACTCCTCTTTGCTCATGGATTTCTTCTGAGGGGGAGCATTTTCTTCCGGGTGAGTGGAGGTGCTGGGGGTCAGAGTGACCTTTTCAGGCACTTCGGCGGGAGGATCGGAATGGGTCATGGCTTCGGCTACAGCATCCAGGCTGTCAGCCAGGGACCGAAGATCCTCAATGACATCGAGCAGAAGCTTAACCTTACCCATGAGCCACACCTCCTTCCTGAACCTCTGTGATGGATACCGTAGATACCGAATTGCCCGGGATCAGGATCATCACTTTCTGCTTGCGTCCCAGCAGCCGGGTGAGCAGCTTCTCACGGATGGAGATATTCCTGCACTGCACGATCCCGCCGCGCTGGGGTTCCTTTGAAACACTGATGGAAAGATTGTGTTTCATCGTTTTCATCCTTTCCGAAGGGTGGTCTTGTGTTGCCCTTCACAGTTAGGCCACGGGAGAGGGTGAAATCGACCGGGGGTATCAAAAATATTTTTTTAATTGCTTCATGGCACGATCTGCTGCCTTTCGGACACTGGCCTCGGAGATGCCAAGCTCCTGTCCAAGTGCCACATAGGTGCGGCCTTCAAAGTAGTGGCCGACGATAATCTTGCGCTGATGCTCCGTGAGGCTGGCCACAGCCTGGTGGAGATCATAGTTTTCGGCAAAGTGTTCCAGACAGCTATCTTCCACGGCGAAGGTTTCGCCTTCATAGATAGCGGCGTCCAGGGAGATGTGACGGCGGGTCTCTGCGTGGTCGTTGTTGTACTCCTGGCGATCCAGGTCGATGAGCAGGTTTCCCCAGTCATCTGTGACTTCGATTTCTACGGTTTCGGTTGCGAATTGGTACTTGATTTTCATGTTTTTCTGTCCTTTCTTTGCATGGGAAGCAAAGCAAGGCGCAGAAAAAGGCGTAAAAATACCGCCGGAGTAAAAGCAGTCTGACGACTTGCTTCACTTCGGCGGTTAGGTCACTCGTCATTTCTGACGGAGCCAGGGCTCGATAGATGAACGCTGTTTACTTGTGGGTGGGGACGGAGGCCCCTTGACGGTTAGCTTTTGGGGTCAGCCTTCCGTTTGGCTGCCTCAATTTGTGCAAGGACGTCGCAGAGCCTAATCAACTCTCTGTCCTTGGCCTGCTTGACCTCAATGAAAATCTCGTCGCCATCAATCAGGGCGTCAAAGACACGAGGCTTGACCGGCTTGCTGCTGGCTGTGTTTCTGATCGGCTGTCTAATCATATCTAAAAACCTCCTTGGCTGATATGCAGTGTGTTGATTTTTTCGTGTAAGCCTGTTAGCAGGTTTGCTAACACTAAGGGTAAAAAAGACAGCGGGCGGCAAACCCGCTGTACGTGGGCGGTTAGAAGGTAGGCACCAAGTCGAAGTCCATAAATGCAGCGAGCTGCGTGCGATCGACTTCATAGTCCTTGCCGATGTATCCCAAATCCTTCAGACGGTAGGTGGCCGCTTCTGCGGAGACATCGAAGGTTTGAACGACATCCTGAATGAGGCTGAAATAGTCCCGGACGGAATTACGCAGGTTCGGATAGCGCTTTGCTACGATACCAACGGCTGTGTAGGGCATGAGGATTGCGGAGGATAGCCGGTTGGCTTGCCATTCCATACGCTCCTGATCCGTCCAGTCATTCGGGTCAGTCTTACGGGGGGAGGTACTGTCAACACGGCACTGGATCATAGGAGCCATAGGCGTGTCGAAGATAGACATCTGATCCGGATTGTAGGAGAAGAAACCCGAATGGAGAATGTCGTGGCTGCCCTCGTGGCCGAGGGTGAAGCGGTAGCGGTGCTGCTGGTTTTCTTCCAGCAAACGATTGTCAATAATGACTGTCCGCGCTTTGGCAGAGATGTACTCAGCCCGGCCATGGGCGGGGTCATAGACCGGCACCTTGTTGGTGTCGTTGAATACAGTCATGCCGAGGTAGATCCCGTTATGGGAAAGGAACTGGTAGTCGGGCGTCATACCCAAATAGCATTCAATAAAACCTTCAATATCCACGGGAGCGGGATTTTTCAGGACATCCGGCTGGAAGTCTCTGATGAAGCGTTCTCCAAAGGCATCCAGTTCCTTCTTGCTGACAACGGGGACACCATTTTTCTTGACTCTGAAGGAGGGATTGTACATAGGCGGTTTTTACCCCTTTCGCTGTTTGAGTTCCTCAACAAACCTCAACCAGTCAGCCTCGCTTGCATCCAGGTCACGAGCGGTGCGCAGAGCTGCGGATACGTAGTCCCTTTCCATAATGTATTCAGGAAGGTCGGGAGCGACCGTGTTGCGCATTTTGCCAGCCAGATCAAGCATGACAGTTCTCTCTTCAGCAGAGAGGAGGAGAATCTGCGCGATCTGATCCAGCTTGTCCATTTCGGGAGGATTGCGACGACCCTTTTCAATGTCGCTCAGATAAGGAGCAGACATCTTGAGCATCTCCGCCATCTTGCGAAGGGTGATCTGTTTTGCTTCGCGCTTCTTCTGGAGGAACTCTCCAAAATTCTGATACTGTGTACTCATAACTGTTCACCTTTTCTTTTCAAATTAGCCCAACACTTTAAATAAACAATGGAAGATCAAAAATCCAATAACACTTTAATACTCAAGGGCTCCATACATTCAACTCACGGTGAATCGTAAGCAAGTAAGCGTGTTCGCATACTTGCTAACACAGATTATACTCACCAAAGGTGGGCTTGTCAAGAGGGAAAGGTGAGAAAATTTCATTGATACATCAACCCTGGCATTTTTACGCTGTGTCGTCCATCATCTGGCATTTTAAGGTCGCCCATTAATATGCCGTAAGTAATTGCTCTTTTTCCGAAGCGACCTCGCAGCTCTTCGACAGTGTCTTCCAGACGCTCCCGGCGTGCTATTTTGCCCGCGTCCATAAAAAGAGACAGCTGATCTGGATCGGCCTTTGGGACCAACTCTATTGCTCTAACGGTTACAGCACGAACTTTGGTACCCCACCGATAATGATCCTTGAATGCCCGAAAAGCAGTAGAGGCAATTTCTGATGGAAGCTGTGTTTTGAAGGGAAGCTTGCACTGGAACTGTGAGCCGAGCAGATCATTGCCGCGCACAGCTACCTGGACAGTACGAGCAGACAAATCGTGGAGGCGGAGCCGGTGACCAATGTCTTGACTTAAAGCGAGGATGACTTTCCATACTTCCTCTTCGTTTTCAAGGTCCGAGACACAAGTGATACCATGGCCGACTGATTTAACAGGACTCACAAAGTCACGGTGCATCACCCGGGAAGTATCTTTACCACTGGCATACCGCCATAAAGCAACGCCATTAACACCGAGAAGGCGCTTTAGAAACAAAGGGTCAGTAGCAGCGACCTGGCCAATCGTGTGGATTCCATATTTTGCGAGTTTTGCCGTAGTGGCTCGACCGCAGTAAATCATTTCAGATGCTTCCAGAGGCCAAACCTTCTCTTGGAAGTTGTCACGACGAATTTCGGTGACCGCATCAGGCTTTTTCATATCGCTACCGAGTTTGGCGAAGATCTTATTGAAAGAAACACCGATGCTTACGGTGAGGCCAAGCTCCTCACGAACGGCAGTTCTGATTTTCTGAGCGATTTCCATACCATCTCCGTAGATGGTCTTGCTGCCAGACACATCAAGCCAGCATTCATCCATACCGAACGGCTCGATCAGATCCGTGTACCTTTGGTAGATGGCCTGGGTCAGTTTGGAATATTTGAGATACTGATCATATTGGGGCGGCACTACGATCAGATCCTTACATAACTGACGAGCTTCCCAGTTAACCATCCCTGTTTTGACTCCAGCCTTTTTGGCGAGATCCGACTTTGCGAGGACAATGCCGTGCCGATCCTCCGTTGATCCACAAACGGCGACAGCCTTCCCACGAAGGTTCGGGTTCAGCATCATCTCTACTGAAGCGTAGAAACTGTTCAAATCACTATGTAGGATAGTCCTTTCTTCCACTTTCTTCACCTCATTTCACCAAAAAACACGCATTTACCTATTGACAGGATGAAGTTTGCTCGATATAATCTGAGTGTAACTTCACCAAACTTCACCCGGCTGTGCTTTGGATAATAGCAGAACGATGAAGTTTTGTCAATAGCTGTGGTGAAGTTGATGAAGTTACGAAAGCAAATTTTCTGTGGAGGAGATCGATATGACTTTTTCCGATAAGATCAAAAGGTCCCGGGAAGTGGCGGACCTGACACAGCAGGAACTGGCCGACTTGGTTGGAGTATCTAAGCGCACGATTGCTTCTTATGAAAGTACCGATGCTGTAGCGCGGCGTACTACGATGGTGAAACTGGCCCGTGCATTGAAAGTATCTGTGCGTTATCTGAGTGATGATGAATGCACAGATCCGTTAAAAGATATTGAAAAAGATGATTACGTGGAGGAGGCCCGCCGCCTGTACGGCGCATCTGGCGCCAGGGATGTAGATGCCCTTCTGCGTGATAACGCGGCGCTTTTCGCTGGTGGCGAATTGTCCCAGGAAGAGAAAGATGCTTTCTTTGAAGCGGTTATGAGAGCCTATGTTACCAGCAAGGATATCGCTTCTGTGAAATTTGGACGCAAAAAATGATATGTCCGGTTTAACGGACACATCATCGGTATAATGAGAGGTGTAAGCTGGCTCCGAGGGAGTAGTCTGCCCATTTGCAGTTGTACCGTGAAAAATCATAAAAATTTATGAATTCTATGAAGGAGGGACGGTTATGACATACTCGGACATTTGCGAGTCTGTCGCCAAGCTAAAAGCAAAATACGGCGAGTCTGACCCATTTCGTTTGTGCCGAGCCATGGGAATAACACTTCTGCTCCAACCCATGGGAAGCCATGATACAGCAATCAAAGGCTTCTTCATGGAGTGCAAGCGAATTAAAACAATCACCGTCAACAGTGACTTACCGGAGATTATTCAGAAAATAATTGTAGCCCATGAATTGGGCCATGCGGTACTCCATCGCACCAGCAGTGTCCAGGCGTTCCACGAGGTAGTCATGTTTGACAGTTCTTCAATAAAGGAAAAAGAAGCAAACCTTTTTGCCGCTGAATGTTTGTTGGATGATGCAGAAGTTCTCGACGTCCTCAACCAGGATGTAACATTCTTTAGTGCAGCCGCACTTTTGCGAGTACCCATGGAAATGCTGGATTTCAAATTCCGGCTGTTGAAGTGGAAGGGATATAAGATGCTGGAATCACCGATCCAGGTGAACAGCAACTTCATGCGAAATATGGAGGTTCCAGATGACGCAGACTACTACAGCTAAGCCAATTAAAGTCTATGTGGCGGTAAAAACGGATTTTGCCGCCGATGGAACAATGATGCCCAGGGAAATTACCTGGGAAGACGGTGAGCGTTTTGAAATAGATCGTGTGTTGGACATTCGTCAGGCGGCAGCAATGAAGGCTGGAGGTCAAGGAGACAGATACACGGTGAGGATCAGAGGAAAACAGAGCTATTTGTTTTTTGAAAGAAGTACGAATTTATCTGGCAACAATATAGGTCGATGGTTCGTAGAGAGGAAAATCATTCCGCCACAGCCGGTTGGTTGGGTGGATTACAGTAATGGATCTGGAAGCCGGATTTATTCAGATGGTACGATTAGATAAAGTATGCAGATCCTACGTCAAATGCACACTGAGAATGCGAAAAAAATCTTTGCAGTTGCACAGTTTGATATTGCGACTGCAAAGATTTCTTGCTATAATGGGTTCATCCTAATGAAGCGAGGTTGCTAATATGGGTGTTTCGTATAAAAAACTGTTTATGCTCCTCATTGAGCGTGACATGAAGAAGAAGGATCTGCAAGAACTGACTGGCGTAAGTTCATCTACGATAGCGAAGCTGTCAAAGGGTGAATATGTCACTATGGAGGTTCTGGTTAAGATCTGTACTGCCTTAAATGTAGATATTGGCGATGTAGTAGAAATCACAGTCAAAGCATAAAAAGTACGTTTTTTAGGACACATGGTGTGGTAGTCTGATACTGCCACAATCAAAAGATCCTCAAGTATAGAACGATAGGAGGAAACCCTATGTCATACCAAAGCGAGGCTCAACTGGAAGCCCAATTAATAGAGCAGCTCCAAAGCCAGAATTATGCGAAGGTGTTAGTGCCGGATTATGATTCTTTGCTGGCAAATTTTAAGATCCAGTTTGAACGGTTTAATTCCGTTAATTTGGGCGGCAAGCCGCTCTCTACGAAAGAGTGGGAGCGGGTGCTGAACTATGTGAACGGCAAAAGCATTTTTGAGAGTGCCAAGATCCTCCGAGACAAATTTGTTTTGGAGCTGGATGATACCTCCAAAGTCTATGTCGCGCTCCTGGACGAGGATTTCTCTAAGAACATCTTCCAGGTAACAAATCAGACAACAGTCGTGGGCAAGTATGCAAACCGTTATGACGTTACAATCCTTGTAAATGGTTTGCCGCTTGTACAGATTGAGTTGAAACGGCGTGGTGTGGATATTAAGGAAGCCGTTAATCAAATTATGCGTTACCGCAAGCACTCCTACCAGGGACTCTATCACTTTATTCAATTGTTTGTGGTTTCTAATGGCGTTGATACAAAGTATTTTGCCAACAGCGATAAGGACATTCTGTACTCCCATACTTTCTTCTGGACGGATGACAATAATATCCGTGTGACCAATCTGAAGGACTTTAGTGTGGTTTTCCTAGCCCGCGATCTTCTAACAAAGATGCTGACAAAGTTTACCATCCTAAATGATACCGATAAGATTATGATGGTCATGCGTCCATACCAGGTATATGCAACCGAGGCTCTTATCCGACAGGCTACACTTACAAATCGCAATGCGTACATCTGGCACACCACTGGAGCAGGTAAAACGCTTACTGCTTTTAAGACGGCCCAAATTCTCGCAGGCAACCCCCAAATCAAAAAAGTGGTATTCCTGGTCGACCGGAAGGACTTGGATACCCAGACGATGGAGGAGTTTAACAAATTTGAGGCCGGATCGGTCGATGCAACGGATCGTACGGATATTCTGGTTAAGCAGATGCGTGATAAGAATCGTCAACTGATCATTACTACAATCCAGAAAATGGCCAATGCAGTAAAGAACCCCCGGTATGCTTCTGCAATGGCGGCCTATAAGCACGAGAAAGTGGTTTTCATTATCGACGAATGTCACCGGTCCCAGTTTGGCGATATGCATAAGGACATTGTCCGGCACTTCCAGAGCGCTCAGTTCTTCGGCTTTACTGGTACGCCTCGTTTTGAGATCAATGGTAAGGTACAAGGCAAAGTGGTACAGACCACAAAGACCCTGTTTGGCGAATGCCTTCATTCTTACCTTATCAAGGATGCTATTTTCGATAATAATGTTCTTGGATTTCATGTTGAGTACATCAAGACAATTCAGGGCGACTATGACGAGACCGATAGCACTATGGCAGAGGCCATTGATGTTGGAGAGCTTTTCATGGCTGAAGAGCGCATGACGATGGTGGCCAACCACATTGTGCAGAACCACAAGGCAAAGACCCGAAACAAGCAGTACACAGCAATTTTTGCAGTATCGTCTATCCCTGCGCTTGTGAAGTATTATGATATTTTCAAGGCCATGGACCATGACCTTACAATCAGTGGTATTTTCTCTTTTGGCGCCAATGAGGATTATGAGGATCATGACGAGCATTCCAGAGATGCTCTTGAACGGATTATTGGCGACTACAACCAGACGTTTAGCACCAACTACAGCACTGACACCTTCCATGCATACCATAAGGATATCTCGGATCGTGTAAAGGGCAAAAAAACCAAAGCTCTGGATATTCTGCTTGTTGTGAATATGTTCCTAACTGGTTTTGACAGTAAGCCGTTGTCGGTTTTGTATGTGGACAAGGATATGATGTACCACGACCTGCTCCAGGCATACAGCCGAACCAACCGTGTCGAAAAGGAAACAAAGCCCTGGGGAATTATCGTTTGCTACAGAAATCTCAAGCAGAAGACGGATGATGCATTGGCTCTGTTCTCTAAAGGACAGGCAGATGGAGTGCTGACAAAAGACTTTGAGTTCTATGCCCAGAAGTTCAATGAGCTGGTTACAAAGATCAAGGGTTTGGCTCCGACTCCTGCGTCCATCGATATGCTGTACTCAGAGGACGAACAGAAAGAATTTGTACTGCTGTTCCGGGAATTGACACGCTATTTACTGTCACTCCAGACATTTGTCGAGTTCCGTTTTGACCGTAGCAGCTTGGATATGAGCGACCAGGAATACCAGGACTACAAGAGTAAATACCTCATGCTTTACCGCAAACATCAGACAGGCAAGGAGGTTATTTCGGTTCTGGATGATGTTGATTTCTGTATTGAACTGATGGAGAGCGACAGAATTAATGTGGCTTACATCATGAACCTCATCCGTAACATTAACTTTAAGTCTAAGCAAACTCGTGATAAGGATATCGAACACATCAAGGATGAGCTGGATCGGTCGGACAATATGCGACTGCATAAAAAGATTGATATTCTCCGGGCATTCCTTGACCAGGTTGTATCTGGGTTTGATGGGACTGAGGATATTGATGCGGCGTACAACGACTTCGAGAACAAGCAAAAGGCCGAGGAAATTGAAGCCTTCGCTGCACAAGAGGATATCGATCCCGCAATGCTGCGAGATGAAGTGGCAGAATTCGAGTTCACTGGTGTGCTGAACCCAGGTGAAATCCGCGACCGCATTACCAAACCGCTGCCCCTGCTTAAGAAGAAATCCCTCGTTAGCAGGATTGTGGAGTTTATCCGTGGCCACGTTGACAAATACAGTAACTGATAGGAGCGATAGATATGGACGCAAATAGCATTCAGCAGCATCAAAAGGAGTTGTGCCAGAAGCTCTGGGCAATGGCTAATGCTCTTCGTGGTAATATGGAGGCATACGAGTTCAAGAATTACATCTTGGGTATGATCTTCTATTATTACCTTTCTGACCGTACCGAAAAGTACATGGTTAACTTATTGAAGGATGACGGCATCAGCTATGAAACGGCCTGGGCTGATCAGGAATACCGGGAAGCCGTTGTTGAGGAGTCGCTCCGTGATTTGGGTTTTGTAATTGAGCCTCAGTATCTCTTCTGTAACCTTGTTAAAATGGTGGAAAACCGTTCCTTCGATATCGAGTTTCTCCAGAAGGCAATCAACTCTTTGATGGAGTCTACCATTGGTAATGAGAGTCAGGCTGACTTCGAAGGCTTATTCTCTGATATGCAGTTGGACTCCACGAAACTTGGGCATACAGTGCGCGACCGCTCTGCGGTTATGGCCAAGATTATCGCGTCTTTGGATGAAATTAATTTTAGCGTTGAAGATACCAAAATCGATGTATTGGGTAACGCATACGAGTATTTGATTGGTCAGTTTGCAGCTACTGCGGGCAAGAAAGCTGGAGAGTTCTATACCCCTTCTGGCCCAGCCGAATTGTTGTGCCGTCTGGCTTGCCTGGGGCTGACTGATGTCAAGGCCGCCGCCGATCCTACTTGCGGCTCTGGTTCTCTGTTGCTGCGGTTGAAAAATTATGCCAATGTTCGTCTGTATTACGGCCAGGAACTGACTTCCACTACTTACAACCTGGCGCGCATGAACATGATTCTGCGTGGTATTCCTTACCGCAACTTTAATATTTACAATGGCGACACCTTGGAAAGTGATTACTTTGGCGATACAAAGTTCCGTGTACAGGTTGCAAATCCTCCTTATTCTGCGAACTGGTCTGCGGACAATAAGTTCCTAGAGGATGATCGTTTTAGCCAGTACGGCAAACTGGCACCCAAATCCAAAGCTGACTTTGCTTTCGTACAGCACATGGTTCACCATATGGACGAGGATGGCCGTGCGGTTGTGTTGCTACCTCATGGCGTTCTGTTCCGTGGCGGCGCAGAGGAAACCATTCGCAAGTATCTTATCGAAAATCTGAATGTATTGGATGCAGTTATCGGTCTGCCTGCCAATCTCTTCTTCGGAACCGGAATCCCCGTATGTGTCCTCGTCTTGAAAAAGGATCGCGGAGCGAATGCTGGCAACATCTTGTTCATTGATGCATCTCAGGGCTTTGAAGCCGGAAAGAACCAGAATATTCTCCGGGAAAGCGATATTGATGCCATTGTAGAAGCCTATGTCAAGAGAGCGGATGCAGATAAGTATGCTCACGTTGCAACGATGGCAGAAATTTCCGAAAACGGGTTCAACTTGAATATTCCTCGATATGTTGACACTTTTGAACCCGAAGAGGAAATCGATCTGAATGCGGTGGCTGCGGAAATTCGCAAGCTCCAGGCTGAAATTAAAGGAATTGATGCAGAACTGAAGCCTTTCTTTGATGAGTTGGGCCTGGATTTCCCGTTTGCTGTAGAGGGGGAATAAATATGGCAAATGTATCCTCTAGTAACGGTCTCGAAAAGTATCCGAAACTGCGGTTTCCAGGCTTCGATAAGCCGTGGGAAATGTGCAAGG